GATATTTGAGACAGTCAAAAACACCGTTAAGAGCGGCATCGAGAAAATCAAGAGCTTCTTTAATTTCCAGTGGAGTCTCCCGAAGTTAAAAATGCCGCACTTCAACATTAGCGGAAAATTCTCACTTGATCCTCCGAGCGTTCCGAGCTTCAAAATCGACTGGTATGCAAAGGCTATGGATGAGCCTTTAATGCTTAACGGTGCGACCATCTTCGGCCAGAAGGATGGCAAGCTCCTCGGAGGCGGTGAAGTAGGCAGCGAGATCGTCATCGGAACCGACAAGCTCCTCAATATGATGAGGGACGCAATCGGAATGGATGGCAACCCCATCACGATAAACGTCTACGGAGCAGAAGGCCAAGACGTGAACGATCTGGCGAACCGCATCGCCTACAAGCTCGAAGAAATGACACAGAGGAGGGGCGCGGTCTATGGCTGAGTTATTTAATCAAACAACTAACAGGCAGGGCCTTTTAGTATATGGGGGCGAAGCCTCGAGCGACTTCGGCATGGTAATCGCCGAGGCTCCGACCTTCGAAAGAGGAACACGCAAACAGGAAGTTTTTAACATACCGGGAAAGAATGGCTCGATAGTATTTCAGCAGAACGCATGGAATGACGTGACACGTTCCTATAAGGTATGGCTGACCAAGACAGGCGAGGAAGACCTCGCGACAATGGTCGACAACCTCACAGCGTGGCTCAATTCTAAAAACGGTTATCAAAGGCTCGAGGATAACTTCGAGCCCGACATATACCGACTTGCATATTATAGCGGCGGTGTTAACGTGTCGAACCACCTCACACAGTACGGAGAAGCCACCCTCACCTTCACCTGCAGGGCGGAACGCTTCTATAAAGATGCAGAGCACCCGATAGGAGTCTCAAACGGGGACAAACTGAACAACCCGACAAGGTACGCATCAAAGCCCCTCATCCATATCGAGGGAAGTGGCACCGTGACGATAGCGTTCGGAGGCGCTACGATGAGCGCCATACTCACGGACTACATCAATGTTGATTGCGAGACCATGAACGCGTACAGACTCCCGGCGGAAAACATGAACAACAAAATAAGCGGAACATTCCCGACCTTGCTCCCCGGTATCAACTTGATCGCTACCACTGGAACAGTCACGAAGGTCGAGATAACTCCCCGTTATTTCACGATTTAAAATGAGGCTGACAATATGATCCCGATTTTATACAAGACAATCACAGAGGGAACGGTCCCGACCGACTACGGTCTGGGACCGCTTACCGATTGCTTAAAGGCAGAAGTCAAGGAAGAACGTAATGGAGCCTATGAGCTCGCGCTTACCTATGCAGCCGAAGGCATCCATGCCGAAGACATCCAGCCGAACTATTTTATCAAGGTAAAACCCAACTACACAGACAACCCCCAGCTTTTCAGAATCTACAAAGTCGGTAAGACCATAAACGGACGTTTTGAGGTCAACGCTCAGCACGTCAGCTATGACTTGAGCGGTAAGGTCATCACAACGGGCTCCGCTGGCTCCTGCGTGGCTGCGTGTGCGCTTCTGGAAGCACAGGCGGGTAATTTTACCATTGACACAGACAAGACCGTCAGCGCGGCCTTCAGCGTGTCAGAGCCCTCGAGTGTTCGCTCATGGTTCGGAGGTAAACAGGGGAGCCTTTTGGACGTATACGGTGGCGAGTGGTCATATAACAACTACACCGCGAGCCTTAAACAGGCAAGAGGCACCGACAGGGGTGTGACTATAAGGTTCGGGAAAAATCTCACTGACATTAACCAAGACGTCAGCATCGAGAACCTTGTCACTGGCATCATTCCCTTTTATGTAGACACAGACGGGAACAAGACAATAGGCACGAAGGTCAGCACCGGGCTCGTCCTTGATGTAGACAGGGACCTCGCGGTCGACTTCTCGCAGGACGTAGATCCAGAGAGTGCGACACCTATCGCTACACAGCTCGCCAACCTTGCGAGCAGATACATCGCAAACAACGAACTCACCAGCGCACTCAATAACATCACGTTAAACTTCGTTCAGCTCGAAGGACTGACGGAGCGCGTGGATCTATGTGACACGGTCCATATTTACTATGAGCCTTTAGGAATCACAGCGACAGCGAAGTGCATCGCTACAGTCTGGGACGTATTGAATGAGAGATACACACAGACAACGTTCGGAAGTGCGAAGACAAACATCGCGGACACGATAGCAACACAGGCGAAGGAAGTCGCACAGGCTCCCAGCAAGTCCTTTATGAATGAGGCAATCACCAGAGCGACGGAACTCATCACGGGCAACCTCGGGGGCTATGTTATTTTACACGATGCGGATGGAGACGGTTATCCCGACGAGATCCTCATCATGAACACCCCCGACATAGCAACCGCGACACAGGTCTGGCGCTGGAATAAGAACGGGCTGGGATATGCTACGAGCTACGCGGGACCATATAACACAGTCGCACTCACTTCAGACGGAAAAATCAACGCATCAGCTATGACAACAGGCACGCTCAACGCGGACCTCATCAAGGCGGGCACTATCGAAGACGTGGGACACAACTCCTCGATAAACATGACAACGGGCGCGGCAGTTCTTAACGAGTTAAAAGCAAAAAACAGCCTCGAGCTTGTTGATCCCAGTAACGTCACGAAGGGCAAACTTGAGCACACAGGAGGGAGCGGCACTCGTTTCCGTTTATATGATGCAAACTCTCAAGCCCTTGTTGATGAATGGGCTCACAATGGAGCGGGAACGATAAACATCAATAATTCGAGCGGTCAGCAGCTTGCTTCACTATTTGGTAATTCCTACGGTGGAGGCTTATACCTCACGAACGTCAACGGGACGAAAGTGGTGGAGATCTCCACGGGAACGGGTAACAAAGACGGTATTTTATACCTTTTCGATAATAGCGGAAGCACAACGATCAACGCGATAGCACAGACGGGAAAAATAACCTGCGTTTCATTGACCCAGACCTCAAGCCGAAAAGTCAAGGACAACATCAAGCCGATCGAAGACGCTGAGAAGATCCTCGAGCTTGATGCGGTCAGCTTTGACTATAAGAACAAGGCACAGGGAACAGACAAACGCGGTTTTATAGCCGAAGACGTTGCGAAGGTCCTCCCGGGACTTGTAACACCCGAGACAGAGAACGCGCCTGCATCGCTGGACTATATCGGCATGATCCCGTACCTGCAGGACATCATCAAGAGACAAGAGAAGCGCATCGAAGCGCTCGAAGAAAAAATAAACAAATTAGGGGGTTAAAACATGGAGACAATCAACCTAAACCTCATACCAACAGGAGCGCGCCCGGTGCTCCACGCTTCCCAGTATGACAAGGGCCGACAGTTCCGCGCCAACCTTTTCGAAGGTTCCGCAGTTTATACACTGACAGGAGCGGAGACGTTGAGCATCGCGGTAAGGAAGCCCGACGGTCACATCGTCACGGAGGCGATCACCAACACAAGCGACTCGTATATCATCATCGAGGCCACGGAGCAAATGACAGCGTGCGCAGGCGACAGCTTCGCAGAAGTAAAAATTGAGGAAGGCGGTGACCTTCTCGGCACGCTTAACCTCATCCTTGCGGTAGAGCAGAGCCCCGAAGAAGGCGGAGACCCCTCCGACAGTTTCGTGCATAACCTTGCGCAGCAGATCGCCGACGCGGTCAGTGACCAGTATGACAGCAATAATGTTATTTTCGATAACACACCGACAGCAGGCCACGGTGTAGGGTACGCAGTGACCTCGGCAGGTTTGGAGTCATACATCCCGAAGAACCTCGACGAGCTCGACGATGTTACAACAACCGCACCAACAAGCGGTGAAGCGTTGGTTTGGGACGGAACAAAGTGGGTAAACGGCACAGTTTCCACAGTTGGCAACCTTGACGACCTTTCAGACGTAGACACGACAGGCAAGGCGACAGGCGACAGTTTACGTTATGACGGCAACGACTGGATAGCACAGCCCACAGTCTACAAAATGACACAGGCGGAATACGATTTAATCAACGACTTCACGCCCTACGAAAATAGCACGATAGTCATTACAGACGCACCCAACCTAAACCCGACCGCAAGCGACATTGAATACACAAGCGGTGTTAGTGTTGCTGATATGCTTGCACCCGTTGACGTTTCAAGCGATATATCACGCAACACGACAAATGTTAGTCAATTTACGGCTAATTGTTTCACAGTTGGCAAGGTTGCGGTTTTTGATGCGTTAGACATAACAACAAGTATTTCAATGGGTGCTGACGAAGTAATGCTAACAGGCTTACCAGCACCTGTTACAAATCAAACTTTCGAATTAAGTGGATATTCTGATATGAAATCTTATCGTGTAAGAGTAAACACAAGCGGTGAGTTGAGAGCGTGGCACAATAGTTCAGTTCTACCAAGCGGAATATCATTGTTTGGTGGCTTTTCTTATGTTATTGCATAAAGGGGGTTTATATGGCAAAACAGTATTACATAGACGAAAACGGCAACCCGATTTTAGTTAGTGGCACAGTAAACACGGCTGAATTGTTGCCTATAAGTGGCAATGACCCGACAGACACGAAAACGTATATTGACACGGTTAGCACAGGCACATTGACCACAAGCAATACAAACATCAATATTTTACGTTCTAAACTTATCAAAATGCCTAATGGAGTTAAATATATTCAGGCTTGTTTACAAGCAACCGCATTAGTTGGAACAGGAGAGACTATTCTTGATATACCTAATGGCTTTAATACAACAGACAGTGCAACTAACTTTGACTTGTGTTCGGTTTCCACATTAGGAACAGGCATACCGCTATATATTTATGGCGGTAATCAGATTAGAAATAATGTTAGTTTAGCAAGCGGAACAGTTTTTATCATAAATGCGTGGTATATCTAATGCGGTTAGTTTAGCCTAATTCGGCAAAATTCGAGCCTAACCAATAAAAAAGGCATAGTCAAGGACATACTGATTTTTGCGGTTAGGCTAATCTAATTCGGCAAAATAGAAAGCGGTGAAAATATGACAAATAAAAAAATAAGACTTTACTAATTCGGCAAAATAGAAATTTGTTTGACAGGGGAGCACACGCTCCCCTTTTTAATTCATGAAGGGAGGGGAGACCAGTGCAGGAGATCCTCATCGCTGTACTCGCTTCGGGTGCAGTTTTTTCTTTTGTTCAATTTATCATCACGTTCGGCTTTTCAAGGGTCGACAAAAACAAGGGCATCGAGACGAAACTCGACACCTTAAACGATAAGATCGACAAGGTGGCGGAGTCCGTGGATGAGAACGCTGCGGTTTTGGCTCGCACTCATATCCTCCGATTTAGTGACGAGATCAAAAACGGAGTTATACACTCCCCGGAGTATTGGAGGCAACAGCTCGATGACTGCGACACATATCAGCGCTTTTGTGAGTCACATCCTAATTTTAGGAACTCGTACACAGAGCACGCTGACAAGCACATCAAAGACACTTATGACCAACTCAAAAGGGAGGGCAAAATCTAAATGAATAACAAAGTATATGACGTTTTAAAGTGGATCGCACTCGTGGCGCTCCCTGCAATTACTACTTTATGGCTCGCGCTGGCTTCTATCTGGGGCTTCCCTTATGCGGAGGCTATCGGTGCGACTCTCGCAGCCATCACCGCGTTCCTCGGCACACTTCTCGGAATCAGCTCCGTCCAGTATGCCAAGAAAATTAACGGAGGTACAAAATAATGGGCTCGCTGTATCTTAATGATGTTATACGCACCGCAAAGGCTGAGGTGGGTTATCAAGGCGCAAAGAAGAGCTCTAAATATACCCGCGAACTCGATGCGGTCAATTATTGGAACATGGGACCAAAAGAAGGCGCAGCCGATTGGTGCAGCATCTTCTTTAATTGGTGCGTTTACAAGAGCACGAGGAACGCTAACGAAGTGATCGAACCCTCAAAGGGTGACGCTCACTTTTTCCTTTTTGAACCCGACAGCGGTGAGAACCTCGCCGCAGGGTGCACGTTTGCCGCTCAGTATTACCAGAGAGCAGGCAGATGGTCCGACAAGTGCAAAGATGCTTGCACAGGTGACCAGGTCTTTTTTAGGAACTACGCACACACCGGGCTCATGATTGGCTACGATAACGATGGAATCTATACCATTGAGGGCAACGTTGACGGGAACAAGGTCGAGGAGCGCTTCTATACCTATGCACAGGCAGAAGATCCGAGCTTCATTGATGGCTTTGGTCATCCGTACTATGACGGTGACGAGTACGTCGGAGCAACACCAGAACCCGAACCGACTCCAGACCCCGAGCCTACACCAGAACCGACACCAGAGCCTAACCGCTACAAGGTAACAACTAACGGGGGCATTTTGAGACTCCGCTCAGCGCCTAACACATCCAGCGCCTACTTGATCGGCATCCCTAACGGGACCGAGCTCGTAGTCTCTGACATCGTAGAGGGCGAAATGATTGACTATGTCACAGAATGGGCTCGCACTTGTTACGCTGGTTATAACGGTTATGTATCAGCCCGTTGGATAACGAAAATCTGACTCATTTATTTCTCCATACTTTAGGAACTACCCCCGAGGGCTTCGCAGCTTCACCCTCGGGGGTTTTTCTTTTGCCCGAAATTTTGAAAAAGTCAAGTAAAAAGTCAAGTATAGAAAATTCGAAAGACCCCGAGAGCCTTTATTTTTCGGAGCCTTTTTTGGTGGAGCATACGGGACTTGAACCCGTTGCAATAAGTCCACTGGTGGACTTAACTCCTCCTAAAATGCCTATTTTTAGCGGTTTTTCATTTTTAGCCCTTGTGGTTGTCCACCGTGAAAAATACAAAAGTCAAGTAAAAAGTCAAGTATTGCCCTCAGCCTTCAAACGCTCAAAAGTGAGATTGATGACATCCGCAGCACTCTCGAGCTCACCCTTCACAGTGTGCTTAT